TTTACCTGATTAAAGCAAGCATCTATCTTTTCTTTTGAACGAAACAAAGCATCCACAGCATCTGGTGGCATACAAGCAAAACGAGATAAAGCATCTGTTGGTTTTGTGTAGAATGAAATCTTAAAATCATTGATAGATCTAGTTGGATTAATTTCCCAAGTTGGTCGTCTCAAAGCAAACACTTTTGGAAACTTGTAAGCTTCAATAATGTCTTCTTCCCATTCAACTGTAAAGTAATTTTCTGCTGTGTCATCATTACCTTCAAGTTCTTCATCAAGCTTAAATGTATGTTGTCTCATTATAACTTCTTTAGAAGCAATCACCGCATTGTAACGCTCTTGAATGTAGTCATTACGATAGCGTGGGAATGAAAGCAAAACAACTTTACCAAAGTCTGGGAAGCGAGAGTCTACCGATGCACGATACATATCATACAATGCCGAAGCAGTCTTAGCTTGATCGTGTCCTGATGTGGAGTCTGTAGCGAAGCCCGATATCTCGTCAAGGATGACCATAATTACGTTGTAACCTTCCCAAGACTCTCTCTCAGAGTGTCCTGAGTGACAAGTAATACCCTTATCAAAAGTCATTGAACCTGCGGTTGGAGTATACTTTCCAACAAACCAAGGTGACTTTTCAATACGGGTTTTAAATCCCTTAAAGAAAACATTCTTAGCCTGTTCAGCATTGATAGCAATATTAAGAATATCAATAGAGTCGCCTGGAGGTTTGCCAAAATATTTAGCAGGATCTTTAAGGCAAAGCAAAAGATAAACAATATATGCCACAGAAATAGTTGACATATAGTCCTTGCCAGAACCCTTACCAAGTTGAAGGATTACTTCATTACAAGTTTGCTTCCATCTTTTTTCACCCTCTTCTTCGCCAAAGAGATTAATTAAAGTTGCTTTCTTATATATCTGACTCATTGCACGAATAGATGTGTATTGATAATCAGATAATGGTGGTAGACCAAGAAAGTCTTCACTTGTAACAAACTCTTCAAGTGCTACTGGTCTTTCATCAAACTCGTCACCACCAAGAAGATCTAACATATCTTCAAACATTAGATTTCCTCTGCTTTGTCGCTTATCCTTGAAAGTCTTTCTGCTACCTCAATGCGACAATTATCGCAACCAGATACTACATCTCTAATAACACCAACAATGACTTCTTGTCTTTGTTCTGTTTCTATAATCTTTTCAGCCATCTCGTGGTTATCTAGCATACCTGCTTTTTGCAGCATATCAATCTGTTTTTGTTGAACATCAGAAATAAGTTTTAGTGCTGCCGTCTTTTGTGAAAGCTGATTAGTATTTCCAGCCTCATTTACAACATCCCAAGCCTCTTTAATTAACATTGAGTAGTGTTGGTCTGCCCCAACCAGAGCCTCACGAGCACGAAGTTGTACCTGCTTGTCGCTTCTTACAACCATACGCCATTCTTCTAGATAATCAATGACATCTACACGCCTCATTTCTAGGGCTTTAGCAATGATTGTGGGGTTAGTATTACCCTTGAGAAACTCTTCTGCAACCTTGTTGATGTTTTCCCAACGGTCTACTAATTCTATTTCAGACATTTTCTTTCTTTGCTCTTTTCTTCTTAGGCTTAATTATACCCTTTAAATCGTATACATAAAAGGATCTATAGCCTGTTGGACCAAGAACATCAACCCATTCCATACCTGAGTCTATATTTTTAACATACTTTTGGAACTTAAACTGACCACGAACATTCTTAATCTTAACTAATGTCCCAGGCGTGATTAAATCTTTGCCGTGTACATATTCATGCTTAACGTCCCAAAGTGGGTTATATTTGATCTGTGTGGTTCTTTTAGCCATTTAGCGGTATCCACCAGATGTTGGAGCCCATACAGCAACATTGCCAATAGTCCAACTTCTAGTTATAATATTTCCACAATCTTCACAGGCTTGATGGTCTCTATCATCAACTCTTACATTGCTTCTATTAATAGTCTTATCACATTCTAGGCAAGTGTACTCATAGGTCGGCATTGTATTTACCCTCTAGTCTGTTAATCTCATCATTGATATAAAAGATAGCTTTCTGCAAGTCTTCAATCTGTCTTAAGTCATCCTTAATACCTGCTCTCCACAGATACTTAAAGGCATTACCAATGTTAAAGTTTCTATGACGGGTAATCTCAATACACTCAACACCCGATGCATCAGAAGTATAATGTCTTGGGTGGTTTACCTGATCTACTTCAATATGAAACTTTTCATACTCCGTGTATTCGTGCATTTAACTCTCCATTTATCTTTTTAAGTCTAGGTACGGCATACTTTTCAATAACTTCTTCCCAGTTCCATTTTCTATGAACCTTAAAAGAATCTAGCCAAGCATCTTCAAAAGCCTGTTCATAGTTATCATATACCTGTCTCATATTATATCGTATAGAATCAATTCTAGCAACATATATTTCACCTAAATATGTTTCCTTTAGGTACTTTGGTAAACCCTCTGGTACTGGTAGTAGATCACTATCAATCTTATATTTGATATCATCTTTGTATTCCGCCCATTCCCAAGTTGAAATAACTGGCATACCACTAGCCATAGCTTCAAGTGGCATCATTCCAAAGCCTTCTCCCCAAGATGGAAATACTAAGCAGTGAGTATTATGAAGTATCCTTAAATATTCATTTGCAGTTGTAGACTTGCTTAGGGTTTTAATATTTTTATGAATTTTTTGTGGCTCTACCATATTTCCTTCACCGTCTGGAACAAGAATTGTATGACCCTCATCATAACACTTTATTAAAAGTAAGACATCCTCATTTCCCTCAAACTCTTGAAGGAAAGCATCTACAGTAGCCTGTCCACCTTTTCTTACATACGGTTCTCCCAAGTGTAAAAAGATAAACTTATTATCCTGTAGTCTTCTTTTTGCAGGAACAAAAGCTCCAGATACACCGTGTGGTGCAACATAAACTTCTTTGTTTACCTTTTTTCTAAAAACATCTGCTACCCAACTTGATGGTGTCCAAACTTCATCTGCTTTATTTAAACACTCTGCCCAATAGTCCGATATTTCTGTGGTTTCGTGACAACCATACATGATATTATATTGTCCACTAAACATAATGTGATGTTTTGGTTGAGCATATGATAGGTTTATACCCCTATGATCCAAATCAAATGTTGTAACTTTAAAATTAAATTTTTCTAAGTTTGTCCAAATGTTTTTTGCAGCAGTTGGATATCCCATATCTTGTTTTGCAAAATCTGGGTTTAAAGTTACCCCAGAAAGATTAATTCTTATCTCTTTTTCCACGTTCTCTGACTCCTAATTAAATCAAACTCAACAAGATATCTGTATATAGTTTGATGGCTTGTTGCACATTCTTTTGAAATCTCTTCAATAGTCTTTCTATCAATAAGATATCTCTTTGTTAACCAAGTTTTTGATTGATATAGTTTACTCATTATCTCTCCGTCATATTCTTATATGCATAATAGGCAATGCCACAAGCATCGCCAACATCATTGTCTTCAATATCTGTTCCAAAAGTTGTATTAAAAAAGTCCATAGTTTTTTGCTTTCTTCTATTTCTCATTTCACCTTTATACCAACTTACAGATTTTCCTGGAATCTCATTTTCTAGTGCTAACTTATCTGCCTTAGTTGGATTTTTATTTCCAATAAAGGATTGCCACTGGATAGGTGCAATAGAAACAGTCTTAACTCCTGGTTTTAGCAACACAGAAAGTGCTGCACCAACAATCATTGCAATCTTTAAACCTGCATCAGCAGACTTAACCATAATTGCTGACTCAATAGCCACATAGTCTGGCTTTAGAAACTCCGATGCAATCCTCGTTTTCTTTCCTGCATCTGCAACTTTTTCATAAATGTCCATTCCCTCTAAAGGAAACTTTCCATATCTAACGGGAACACCATTTTCAAATAAGCAAAAGGCAATAGATCCAGTAGAGGCATCAATACCTAAGACTTTACCTGCTTTTGGCTTTGCCAAGCTTGCTAATGACATCTTGTATATTTCCTTTCGCTATGTTTGACTTATTCTTTCTTTCAAGTTCTTGACACATTGTACACTTAGTATCTGAATTATATCTGCTTAATTGGTTTTTGCAGTTAGCACATAGTCTTTCTGCACCTGCCAAACGCTGCTTCTTAATATAATACTTCTGCATAATTTTTTTATTAGTAGCAAGCCTACAACATTCTTTAGAACAATACTTTTGGTTATGTGTTTTAAAGTTAAAGGGTTGCTTGCACTGTACGCAATCTTTCACAAAGACCTAACTTCTAGTGGCTCAATCTTTGTGCGACCATCTGGCATTGACCAACAAGCCAGTTTAATCGGACAATAATTACAGTTGCTACTTTTTTCAGTAAACGGTCTTTTGATATTTTTCTTTTCTTCCCAAGCCTTATATACTTCACGCATCCAGTCAAAGATATAGCTTGCATACTTTTCATTTTCTTCAGACATTACGATAGGGATACAGGCAAGCTCGTGGCTATTTTTATTTTCATAAAGGAAGAAACCTTCCTTCATGTCCATAGCCTTCATATAAATCAATAACTGAACAACGTGACTATCTGCACCAGTAGAAGTATCTTTACGAATATCAAAACCTTCGGACTTAACTGTTTTGATTTCACCAACGATCTCTTCACCGTCAATCTCAATAATTGCATCTGCAAAACCACGAATAGGTGGGTCTATTACTTTTACTTCACGTTCAAGCTCTACAAGCTTTCCATACTCAACCTTGCCCATAGCAGACTGAATACGATCATGTGCCTGTGTACCTGCATTCATTGCAGCTATACCTTGAGCATTAAAACTATTCTTAAAATCTACACCACTAAATGCAAG